TTCTTTAAATTGATAGGTGGTCTAATTGTGAACATCGTGAAAATAATGCTAGACCTCCCCTAATTACTAAATGCCAAGCCCGATGGCACCCCCTGAGTTTCCCCAAGGGACGGACTGTATCTTAAGCCTCCTATAAAACTCAAAAATCTTTCATTTTTGAGATGGAAGCCGACACCCGTTCAGTCTCTGACGCCCCACCCTTCAAGGTGGTCAGCATGCGGATTGCCCAATCCATTACGATTATTACCATACCCAGGTTCCAATCCTGGCCACCAGTGGTTTTCACCACCTGGCTTGGTACGTAAGGCTCTAAGGGGTTTCCCGAACAACAAGGTGTCTCGCCGCTAGCAGTTACCTGCCGATTAGGTACTTTGACCTGTATCACGCGACTAGCAAGTGGATTTTTCTTCGGGTGGATGAAGCCCGACTCACTTACTTTTATGAGCAGTGGAGGTTTAGCAGCACGCTATGGCGTGGCCAAATCCTTTACCCATTCCAGACTGGATGCGCAGCACGTTGTAGTTGACGGCGAACATGCGCTGCTGCAGGGCAGACACACCTGGTTTGAGGACAACCTGGACCTGGGCATTGTCGATGCGGGAGAAGTTGCAGGTGCCGGTTGGCTGGTGCTCCTCTGGCTGCAGTGCGAAGGAATAGCAGTAAATGCCTGGGTAGGGGTTGCCGGTGTGGTAGTAGTATGGCTGGGTGATGTTGAAATACTTACCTGGCTGCTGGGAGAAGCGATCCTGGCCGTTGAGAATCAGCTTGAAGTTGTACAGGGGACCCACCTCGATACCCAGGGTACCTGCGGTCGTTGCAGCTGCTGCGGTGTATGAGGACACACCATCCTCGGACCACATGCAGTTGGAGCTGAAGACGTTGCCAACAACGCCGTTGGCACCCTGGTAATACCCGGTGAAGATGTGGGGGGTACCGATGATGTGGCCCTGAGCAAAGTTGTTGGTCAGGGAGAAGTAGTTCAGGTTGGAGGTGACGTTCACGTTGGCGCAGTTGGAGGAGAAGTTCCACATGGAGTTGTACTGGGTGGCTGAGCCGTAAGATGGGTTGGTGTAGCACCAGATCAGCTCCTTCACTGGGTGGTTGTAGGACAGGCGGATCAGAGCAGTCTGGGTGGTGGTACCGGTGGAGTTGGTGGAGGAGGTGTAGATGGTGTCGGCACCGGTGTGCTGGATCTGCTCAATCAGGTACTCGTGACCCTTCTGGGCGAAGCGGCGGCGCTCCTCGGTGTCCAGGTACACGTAGTTGCCCCACACCTCAAAGGTGGACTGGAAGAAGTTGCCAAACAGAGTGGACAGGTTGAAGTCCAGGCGAACCTCGTGGTACTGCAGAGCAATCAGTGGCAGATACAGACCTGGGTTGCGGTTGAAGAAGAACAGCAGTGGCAGATTGACACGGACGTCGTTGGCAGACAGACCGGTGACGTTCAGATTGGAGGGGGTGGAGTTCTTGCCCCACTGGTCCTTGTCTTGCTCAGACAGGAACACCTCGGAGTACAGACGCCACCAAGCCTGGTAGTGCTTGTCGATACGCTGACCACCGATGGTCAGTTCCAGATCCTGAATGGCACGCTCGGCGATCCAGTTGTAATCTGGGACGGTGTTGTTGGAGGTCTGGTACACACCGGTCGTCAGTGGTGCCAGGGACACATACATGTTACCGATCAGGTCACCGTTGCGGGCAATGGTTACGGAAACGCGATTGCCGGATGCAACAGAGCCGTTGACGGTCTGGATGATGTTCTCCATCGCAAAGTTGGTGTGGCGCTTGTAAACCGCCTGGAAGAAGGTCACCTTGGGTTGACCAGTCAGGTAAACATCCTGAGCACCGTAAGCAACCAGTTGCATTAATCCACCAGCCATTTTATAGTACGCCAAGAAAATAATTTCACGCGTCAAAATGCGCATAAAAAAAGAAAAGTGTACTATAAAATGTCCACTTCAAAGGAAGTGTCCAAGAAGCCAGCTGAAGAAATCATCGAACTCGATGGAGACGAAGAGGGGGACGAGGACCTGGAGGGGGACCTGGAGGAGATGAACATGGGGGAGGATCCTTTTGGAAACTACCTGGTGAATGAAGAGGGTGACAACATTGCCGATATTCTGTCTGCTGGTGTGAAGCAGATGGAGATGCAGAATAAGATTCTCATCAAGATTTTGACTGTGTTGTCAAAGAAGTAGAAGCTTAAAAATTATATTCGAGTATACATAAATGACAGACGAAGTTATTGACAAGTATGAAAAGTTGACTGGACTCACATCTCCCGCTGATAGTTATGTTTCAATTACAAATGCTTGCAATACATTTTTGACAAGTGATGAACTTGATAGCTATGGTTGTCCTGATGATGTAGACATGGAAAAAATTAATGAACGGAAAAGAAGGTTTCTCAGTGAATTGGTTGATGTGTATCATTCCATCTCATCCACAGACGAGGTTGCAGTTGAGCCTCAGGATGAACCCCCTGCTGTATGTCGGGTTAAACGTCTTATTGAACATATAGACGATCAGTATGAACTGCTATACAGATGGATTCGAATGCGCGAACGCAATAATCAGCCAACCATGGTTCCACTTCCCACCACATTCGACGGGTCAATTTTTAGGCTCGTGACCATGAATGCAGATGATGATCTCACCCCGCTTCAACAACTCATCCTGTACATGCTTGATAGTCTTCATAAGCAAAATTTCAAGAGGTACAAGGGGAATTGTTGTCAGCAGATTCTTTCAAACGGGTTCAACACACGAGCCTGGAGAATTATATCAGAAATTAAGGATTTTGTTTACGAAAATGTTCAGAAGGAGTTGAAGTATGACATGTGGAGAAACTCAACCGCCAAGTCTGGAAATGTGGCCGATTGCATAAAGCATCTATCCTCTTGCTTTGATTTACAATTTCCTGAGATTAAAAAGAATCGAAACGTCTGGTCATTCAGGAATGGAATCTATGACGGAACACATGATGTATTTTACAAGTACACCGACCCTGCTATAAATGGTTTGGATCGTTTCACAGTGTCTTGTAAGTTTTTTGATTTGGACTTTCCTGAAGAGACTCCCGAAGATTGGTATGATATTCCAACGCCACACTTTCAGAGCATTCTCGATTATCAAAAGTTTGATGAGGATGTTCAGCGCTGGCTCTACGTATTCGGGGGTCGCTTGTGTTTTGAGATGAATGTGAAGGATAGTTGGCAGGTTATCCCGTTTCTGAAGGGTATTGCCGGATCGGGAAAGTCTACAATCATCACAAAGGTTTTCAAAAAGTTTTATGAATGTGAGGATGTCAAGACTCTTTCAAACAACATTGAAAAGAAGTTTGGTCTCTGGAGCATCGATGGGTGTTTCATGTTTATAAGCCCGGAGGTCAAAGGAGACTTGGCTCTGGAGCAAGCGGAGTTTCAATCGATTGTCTCAGGGGAGGATATCTCAATTGCACGAAAGTGTGAAAAGGCGATAACCAAGGAGTGGAAAACACCTGGCATTCTTGCGGGAAATGAGGTTCCCAATTGGAAGGATAACTCTGGGAGTATTCAACGTCGCATTGTAACTTGGAACTTTACGAAACAGGTTATGAATGCAGATCCAAAATTGGATGAAAAATTGGATACCGAATTGGCGTGCATACTTTGCAAGTGTGTGAGAGCCTATAACGATTACACACGAAAATATGGATCCAAAGATATCTGGAGCGTTCTTCCAACATACTTCAAGGAGATGCGGAAGAAGATTGCTTCAAGCACAAACTCTCTTCAGCACTTTTTGGAATCGGAGAAGGTTACTTACTCAACATCACAGATGTTGTTGTTCGTCCCCCAAAAGGTGTTTTTCAATGCGTTCAATTCACATTGTCAAGAGAACAACTTGACGCGCCCTCGTGGATTCAACGAAGATACATATGCTGCACCATTCATGAGCAGGGATATAGAAGTCAAGATTGCGACTGTAAATTATCACGGAACCAATTTTACAAATCAACCAATCATCTACGGTCTCGATGTAAATCAACTCATTGAGGCTGAGATTTAGAGTACTCTTCAAACTCTCTACAAGCGAGTGTAATTCTTGGAAGTATGAAACTGTCCCAGTAGGTATCATCGCGTTCGATTGTTGTATAATCCATCTCGTCATCAAACCGCTCCACAAGTTTTGCACAATGAACATGTGGCAAAAGATAAAGATAGGCGTGCACCTGAATTTTTTCATACTCTTTCAAAGTGTGAAACAATTTATACTTTCTATTCTTTGTTTCAATAATAATCTTGGTTCCATCTGGGTGAATTTCCCAGCTATCAATTTTCCCATTGAGAGTATACATGTCGTTAATGTTTCGGTAGTATATTTTCTCGTCGTGTACCAGTTTTATCTCCTCCTCCTCCTTGACACTATTAACAAATTTTTCGAAATTTTTTAGCACCTTATCCTCATTGGTGATGCCATAATTTTTTGTTAGAGTCGACTCGACGTGTTGACAAACTTCCCTCTTTTGAGAAGTTGTTAAAACAGGATCGCTTTTAACAACATCTTGAGCTTCTTTAATTCTATCATGAAGTTCATTCGAATCCGCAGATGGAATTGTCATCATGGTTTCAACCTTTTGTGGAACCGGCACAGGTTTTTCGGGTTTCTTTAACATGTGATCAAAAACCTCCCTTTTTGAAACATAAGGATTACAACCGATAAAAGCTGCCAATCTCGATGCATTGAGTATGGTTCGCATTTATTTAGTTGTACCTCACGTCTTTATATCTCAATCTCACAAAGACCATTCTTTCTCTTTTCAAGAACGCGATCCCAAAATTTCTTCATCTTGGGAAGATGCTTCTCAAACCATTCTCGATCCCGTGGAACCTCAATGACTTTTAAGGTTCCGGTTGGTTCGTGGTATTGAATAAAATGACAAATCTCCAATTCTGTAATCTCCATGAGTATCTGAATCTGAGGCAAATAATAACCTGGCACCTTGGGTGAAATTTTATTAGGACATTTGATTTCAATCAAGTATCCATCCTCAGTTATGCCATCAGCTGACCCCCCGAGCCACGTGTGAACCGGGTGGACAAGGAGACCAATTTCGTGAGACTTTTTTTGGTACTGCAAATCGTACATGTCACGAACTTCCGGTTCTAGACGAATGCCTCTTTCTATATTGGCGTTGGTGAAACTCTTTTTGTACCCACATTTTTCAATGAGAAGAGCCTCCGAGGATTTAAAGAAGTTGAGATCGAGAGCAGCCGCCGCGTCACTCGCTGTCAACAGATTCCCTCGGAGATTGAACCATTCCACACTTCTTTGATCATCATATGTTTTTGACAAGAGCTTCTGGACGAGTGGTATCATTACCCAATCAGGAGTTTAATTCTTTATCATGGCATTCTTTGCTGCATTTTGTTCAGCTTGCTTTTTGTTTTGACCACTCCCTCGACCCTTGATTTCATCATCAATTGAGACGGATACAATAAATATCCCCTTTGTAGAAGACTCCAAGATGTACTTCGGTAGAGCCTTTTTATGTATGTGACAAAACCGCATGAGTTGATCCTTGTAGTTGTCATCATCACCTAGATCGGTTGGGTACATTTGAATAACTTTTAGAATAAAGTCACGGGTGCTTATGAGTCCCAAGTCTAAATACATGGCTCCAATTAAAGCCTCCAAAACATCTTCCAAAATCTTGGGATTTTTATTCCATTCATTTCTCGTACCTTTTTCATCCATTTGAATCCACTTATAAAGACCCAATTTATGTGATATGTTAGACAAGTTGGTACCTCTTACAATTTTTGTTCTGGCCTTGGTTAAAAAGCCTTCATCCTCACTTTGACCAAACATATCATATAAATACTTTGTGACGACAAAACCCAGCACCGAATCCCCTACAAATTCAAGATTATCGTACGAGTTTTCTACATTTGAAGACTTGTGTGTGAATGCAGTTTGATAGTACTCGAAATTATTAATTTTTGAACCTATTAATAGTTCTATGTCTCTCCGTGTGCACATTTGATATTAGTACATTTTACTTTTTAACTGCTGGACGACCGCTCTTCTTTGGGGCTCCGGACAACTCCTCAACGGGCTTGGCCACCTCCTCAACGGGCTTGGGCACCTCCTCCTTGATGTAATGATCCTTCATGTACCGCTGAATATTCAGATATGTAATGTCTGTGCCCTCTGGTGGATTCAGAAGGGCACGGAGCTTGTCATCCAGATTAATCTTCTGACCATTCTTGAGATTATTCTCAGCTGCATACAGATTGATACGCTTTGTAACTTCAGAACGAGAAATCATCTCACCTGGCTGGAGATGGAGAAAGTCTCGTAGATGATCCGAGACTTTTAGGGGACGCTTGAAACTGTTGTTCTCTGTACGTTTCTTTGCCTTCTCCCCCGATGGATCCGCTAGAAGCTGGTGAATTTTGCGCATCTCGCGGTGAAGAGACTTGATTGCTGATTCGATGGACTCTAGAGTAGCCATTGTTAAGTATATGAGTAACCTTATCTTTAACACCTGGAACGAATAATATAATTGCTACTATGGCTGCAAATATCGTCATCTTTGACATTTGAGAAAGGACCAAGAGACCGATCAACAATATGTTTTGATCCATCTTTCCTGTAATAAAGGAATATTTTGTATATAGAACAAATGAACTTTGAAGCCCCAGTAAAGCTCACCGACGGTCGCTATTTTGTAAAGATTACCAATGAAGACAAGTCTCGTGTATTCAAACAAATCAACGGTGCGGAAGTGGCTGCACCTGGATGCTACAAGGTTACCAAGACTGATCTTTCAGAGTATGATGATGCAATCATTGCCAAGGCGACGGAATCATCAGAACTTTGGTTTGGAAAGGTGGTTCCAGAAGAAACTCTAAAGAACCTTTACGAGTCTTCCATCACTGATGACGTGTTTGAGGCGAGTCTCATGAAGATCAAGGGGAAGACGGTCACGGTTCTCTTTGACAGCAACAAGAAGGAGATTTCATTGGATCAGCTCACTACAGGTGTCAAGTGTAATCTCTTTGTAGAACTTTCTGGAATCTGGTTTCTCAAGAAGAATTTTGGACCAATCTGGCGTGTGGCTCAGGCTCGCATTGTGGAGAGTCAAAAGTCCAGCGTCACCAAGTCATACATGTTCACTGATGAGGAAACTCAGGAGGATGAGTCTGACGAGCTGAGTGATTTCGTTTAAAAAATTTCGCGATTCATTATAAATGACTCAGATGAACGGACAAATGTTGGCCATCATTGCTCTGGTTGTTGTAGTAGTTTACGTATTCTTCATAAAAAAGGGTAAGAGCGGTTTTACCCTGGAGCCAGCTCCCTTTATGTCCGATTCATCCTCCTCATCAGCACAGAGCGACAGTCGCCCAGTTGATAGCGCATCTGTAATTACACCAGGCAGTCTCCCACCAGCTGCTCTCCTCCCAAAGGAGGTTCCGGTTATGGAGGATTTCAGCCAGTTTTCCACCGACGCCATTCTGTCTAACCAGAATTACCTGGATCCCCGCAACATGATTGGGTACCCAGAGACTGTGGGTGGCACTTTACGTAACGCCAATTGGCAGATTCGCTCCGAGCCACCCAATCCACGTGACCCAGTGAGCATCTTTAACCTGTCCACCATTGTTCCAGAGCAGATGAGACCAATGTTTGAGATTCAGGATAGTGATTATAAATAGAGGGACCAATTCGTAGAATTGTGCCAATTCGTAGAATTGTACCAAGAAGAGAAGACAAACACAAGCAGACAAACACAAAGTGTTTGGATTTAAAGAAATAAATCTCCAAAACATAAATGGCGGATCTAAAGCAGCGTATCGAAGAGTGGGCTGAACTCAAAAAGCAAATCTCAGCAGTTCGCAAGGATGTGTCGGTTCTTGTAAAGAGAGAGAAGGAACTCGCTTCATCAATCAAAGAGACGATGAAAGAGGCTGACGTCGAGGATGTCAAGACTGGTGACAAGAAGGTTCGATTCCGTGAAAAGGAGGGGAAAGGAAGCATCACAAAGGATGTCATTGTGAAGGGTCTCACTTTGTATTTTTCCGGAGACGTGGTTAAAGTTGAGGGTGCTTTGAAAGCTATAAGCGACAGTGCTCCTCCAAAGACAACTTCATCGTTGTCTCTGTTGAAGAACAATGGGCCTAAACAGTGAGTGGTCTGATTTTTACAATGAGGAAATTTACGAGTTTTCAGATGACGATGAAAAATTTACAGATGTAACATATGAAGAATGGTGTGACATAAACAGCACGCATCTCTTGAATGATTGGTTTACCCTACAAGAGAATGCACAACTTTACTACAAGTTGAATCAGAAGATTACTTTTGCAGATTTTTGCGAATTTATGTATTCTGAACCAAGTGACAACTGTTTACAGTTGGACCAAACGACTCATCTGAGTCGGTCTACTCATCTGAGTCGGTCTGGGGCCTGGAATCTTTGGGTGACGATCGGGTCACCGAAAACCTTTGTTGATTTTTATAATTTCTATTGTTAAATGAAACTCGATATCCGAAGTCCAAAGGTTTTCACACCAGCCATACTCTTTGCAATTATTGCATCGGGTACTCTGATGTTCCTGCATCTCACAAATTCCCATGTATTTAACAAGGGTCTCATAATAAACGCATTGATTTTCACCATCATGTATTATCTGGTGATTCGCTTCTTCACCAACGTCAAGTCCATGACAACTGCTGACATACTGGTTCCCCTGTGCTTGTTTGTATTGTTGATGCCCGGTGTGGTTCTCACTCTGCCCCCTGGATCCAAGGGTTTACTCTTTTCAGGACAGACGAGCACCAGTGCCGTTGCTGTTCACACGGTTGTTTACGCTGTTCTTTATGCGTTCATCAGAAGTTCATTCCCCAGTTACTATTAGATGAAGTACCTCATTCTGGGGAGTGGTGGAATGATTGCTTATAAATTTATAGGGGTTTTGAAATATCTCAAAGAGAGTGAAAGTCTCAATGACCTTGAGGAAATTTCAGGAGCGTCATCTGGTGCAATATTGGCTGCATTTTATGTATTGTTCAAAGGTGACGTTGAAAAAATGCTAAACATCATGCTTGAAATGGATGTCAAGAATTATGCAAAGAAGAATATAAAAAACTTTTTGAAAAAGTATGGTCTCATCGATAGTTTAAATATAAAGAAAATGGTGGATGAATGTGGACTCAAAGATGTAACCTTCAGGGAACTTTATGAAATCAATCCAATCAAACTGCACATCCCTACATTTGACATTGAAAATAACCGAACTGTGTACCTCTCTGTCGATAATAACCCTGATATGGATGTGAGTACAGCCATTATGTATTCGGTTTCGGTTCCTATATTATTCACACCGGTTGAAGGGCGTTTCGTTGATGGAAGCACAGCCGAGTGGTCACCAGGTGCTCCATTTTTGGGCAAAAATGACGTATTTGAGCTGCGTGCGGATATTTTCACAGCACCTAAAGAACACAAGTCACTTGTCGATTATCTCATCATCTTATTCAAGTGCATACTTTCAACAAGAATACGATATGATGATTTTAAGAGAATTGACTTGAGTGCCGACTTTGACATTTTTGACTTTTCAATGTCTCGTGAAATGCGAATCGATCTGTATAAAAGTGGGTACGCTCAGGTGGTTGGTATGTATTCCCATTGAAGTTCTTTACATATTTCTTTCCATATCAAGTCTTGTTTATAAAGTTTTTCTTTTGACTTCAAGAGAGGGAAGCAATGAAGAAAAGAATCTTCCGATAACAACTCGCAAAATTTATAAAGGATATATGAATAACTGAGAAAGTTTTTTCGATCTTCCGGTCTATGTTTATTGAACGGGGCTTGGATCATGTAAAACATGTGCCTCAATTTATCTTCGAGTTCCTTTGACATTGAAGGAGGTTTCACCCCACTCATGTAGCTGGTTATAAATGGAACATGATCATAATACTTGGTCAAGGAAAGTTTCTTTAAAGTGTCCCTGACGAGTGTATGAGTTATATTCTTCTTTTGAATCTTTCTTTTTTTAAACTCACTTGAAAGAGTTTCAAAAATTTCAGGTGGAACATTGGTAACTTCTCTGGCTTGAAACTGTGCTATCCATTCATTGAAATGATTTTCCTTCTTGTAAGAGTATTGAGTATTGGGTTCAGAATCCTGCTCCTCTTTGTAACTCCTCTCTCTTCCAGTATCATATGTAGCAAACCCACAATTTGTGCATATGATATCACTTGAATTTTCATCATAGAAGACGTTGCTCGAATCACACTGTTCACAGTTGATGTATGAAGAAGGCTTTTCGGTATCGACAACCGCACATATTCCACCCTCCTCGACTTGAGCCATGTACTGCTTAAAGATGTCATTCTTGTTTTTTGACTCTTCATAAATCATAACAAATGGAGCTGCCCTTGACATGTAATCGTACAACTCGTCACCTTTGAGTTCTTTGAGTCTTTTGTTATATAAGGCTATCATTATATATCAATATTATAATATCTTTAAATGAAAAAGTTTTTGTTTCAAATCATTTTGAAGCTATTAAAGCCCAACTTTTCAATACTTTCCATAAAAAAGTTGAAAAGAGCCAAATGTGGGTTTTGGTTGGAACCGGTGAATGAAATTTCAGAACAGTGTATCGTCGAATACAAATACAACAGCAACATTCTGAAACATCTCAATCCAACCACGTGGCCTCCGGTTTTCAAAGGAAGATTACCCATAACCAAAGTGGTGTACCAGGGTGAAGATGTGACGGACCCGATTCTAAAATTTGCAGGTCCCCTAAAATCTGAGTTTAATCCATTTGGGTTGTTTAAAGTTTCAAAAAGACCCAAATTAAAATTTGGACCAAACTTGAGAGTTTCTTTGTATTGGTGTGATTTTGTAGAGGTTTCAACAATCGATACTGAAAAGTTATTCATTGGTCGCAGCCAGATAAAATTTAATATCCCCCAGATTTGAAACCGAATATTTGAATATAACCGGTGAATCATTGTCGTCATTTTGCATAATCTGAACAATTGGACAAAGCACTGTTGATTTTACAAACATTGAAATATACTTGAGACTAAAAAGTCCATTACATTCCGTGTCTACCATCTTGGGTTGATCCTCAATTCGTGTAATCTGGTTTGCAAAGTCACCTTCGCATGAAAATTCCACACACGTATCAAATCTTTTTATTCTCAAATCTGGTCCAATGGCGAGCATATCCCTTATGAGCTTCTGAAAATCAAAAGAGGGTATGGTGGTTGAGTATTTGATATCAATATCTGGAACGTCTATAATCTCTTCATTCAAGTCTAAAAGTTTCAGATTGAATGTACTCAGTGATTTTTTATTGTCATTGCTTATCGTTATATTTAGATACTCGGAAGTATTTTCCATGACAATGACGTCATTGTTTCCTGTGGATTTTATAAGTTTATATGTGTTGGATACATTCATACCAAGAACCACCGGATGTTTACATTCATACTCTTCAAAATTTTCAGCTGGCATGAATACGTGAACGAGTGTCACTCGAGCAACATCAAAGGCGGTTAATTTTACACCGGAACTGTCGAAATAAATATTAACATCGTTGATAATCTCTTTAAGAACTTCAAACAGTGATTTGAATGCAGCTGCTTGGATACTCTTCAGTCTCATTATTTAGACTACACTGGTTTTCTTTAATTCGTCGTACGCCTCTTTTGTCGACTTTTCAATTTTACTCTTTATACTTGAATTGATTGGAGGTGCAAGAGCCACACCGTATGCATCGAGGGGAAACCCATCACCCACCCCGTCGAACGGTTCATCAAAGTTTGCAAGTGCACCACACGAATAATTTCCTTCAAATGTACAAGGTACATTCATCTCTAACCACCGTATAACCTCCATACCAACGTGAACCGTACCCTGTGCTGTTATGAGAGTCGGGACTCGTTTCACGTCTGGGTGATCCTTAGGCAGTCCAAGTGTATTGACATTGTGCACATTTACAAGAGGCATGAGTATAGGATTGCTTTTAATAAATTCAATGGTTTGTCCACAATATTCGCAACGGTCACTCACTACAAGAAGTGCAGCCATTTTTGTATTGGGTGATATTAAAAATGAAAGCTCTTGCCGCAGCTATAATAATTTTTTTTGTGATACTTTTTTTCTTATACACACAAAAGCCTCAGTCTCAGGTTGCCATCCAGGAACAATGGGACCGTTCCGATTTTCAGGCTGTTGACCCAACCATAATCCAAAATACAATTACACAGATACAGGAAACCGCACCGACATTGTATCCTGTAAATACAGTCTACTTTAACCAAACTGGAAGCGGCTACGAGGGAAGACTGATGTTTATGGATTCTGCAAACTACGCAGGTGTACAATATGACGTCACAGTTGACGAGTCTGGTAAACTGACAACCGCAAACAAGGGTATTCCTGCAGATTATATGAATCCATTCACGGGATTTGTGAATAAATTCAAGTTTGGTAACCTCAACACGAGTGATCCAACTCCTGATATGCAGGCAGTCTGGAACAATTATCTCGTAACTGCTTAAGAATGAAACTGGAGATTGTTTCAGCGGAGGATTTGGAGAGGATGAATTCTGAAAAGAGGGAACTCAAAAAGGAGGTTTTGATTCGCATACTCAATTCACTTTGTAAAAAGATTTCATTTGCATATTCACTCGGTAAAGATGAAATACTCGTTCAGATTCCTGAGATGATTTTTGGGTACCCCACATATAAACTCTCTTTTGTAACATTGTACATGAACAGACAACTCCAGAATCTGGGATATTCGACAAGTATAATGGGTACAGGTCTCATTAACATTTCTTGGAAAGTTCATAAAACCAAGGAGATTGTGGTGAAAAAGAAAATCAAAACCATTCACGTCGAGGAACTGGATTCACTTGCAAATCTCAAAAAGACTGCGAATCAAATCAGGAAAAAATACATTTCCAAATAGTAAAAGATGGATTACATTAATCTGATGACGTGTGTTTTAACCAAAGCGATGGTTCCTGTGTTTGTTGACTACATATTCAAAATGTACAACAATCCAATGGATTTTATAGAAGCTGATAAACCTGGAACCCTCCCAAACCCTTCATTGGTGAATTTTCAACACGCTTTAAAGAAGGTGCAGAATTTATCAAGTGCCCAGATTCAAAATTTCATCAATGAGATTGAAAAGAAGTGCACATCCTTCACAAAGTACAAGGATTCGGTTTACATTGCATATGTAAAGCTGGTTTCGAATGCCATCAAGATGAAATCAGATGGTCGTAAGATTAACATCAAGCCGCCAACCAATGAGCTTTTCATTCACCAGTGTCTCATACTTTGCGCGCACAACTTTTATGAGAATCCATACGTCATGAAGGAGGCGGATGAAACCAAAAAGGAGAAGGAGGTTCAAGAGAGAGTAAAGTTTTGTATATCAGAGGCGATAGCAGATTCGATTCCATTCTGTGATATAATAAGTGAGTTTATGACCGATTCTGGTGCAACTGACGAGACTGCAATTACCGAGATGATGAACCCAAGCGGTGAACCGGCTCCAGAAGAGACTACAAAAAATGATGTGAATACCGAGTCTCCAATAACCGAGTCTCCTTTTGAGAATGAAAAGAAGGTTATAGGGGGTGATGTCGAACTCTTTTCAGATGCTCCAGAGAAGCACCCAGATCAGGAAGAAAAACCTGAGCCTATTGTATAAATGGATAAATTCATGAGAAATCCCCTAAATGCCGCTCTCTTTGCAGCTGCAGTTACAGCCGCCGCAATCTACTTTACACTTCCTCAAAAGAATGAAAAGGAGAAGAAACCGGTGAAAAATTCCACCTATACCAAACCAGCACTTTTCGTGGGTGTACTCGTATACTTTATTGTTTATTATGGAAACGCTAAATTTGAAACAATCTCAAAGGAGCCCTTTTAAAGAAGTGCACCCCTTAATCAAAAATGGCCACCACGATCAAAGCGTTCAATGACATGATGGATCAGTTTCTCACCGAACTGAATCTGACGTTTCCAGAGAATAAAGCAGTTATAAAGTTTCAGGCTTCTTTCGAAGTCGTGAGAACCGCCACCCCAAGTAAAGTACTGGATGAGTTTATGAAGGCAATCAAGCCGTATCGAAACAAGATTATGCGCAAGGATCCCGAATTCATCACGGAGGATAGTGGAAATATTCCAGCTCTCAATGACATTGACATAGCTTCAATGTGGTCTCAGGCTTCCGATGGAACCAAGGATGCCATTTGGCAATATCTGCATACGCTCATTCTCTTTGGAACAACCATCAAGGCTTTTCCACCAGAGACTATGAGCATGATTGAGAGCATGGCGGCAAAATGTGCAGAGCAGATGCAATCAGGGGAGTCTTCTGAAGGTGACTTTAATATCATGGATCTCATGAAAACTCTTAACAATATAAAAAATTAGTATTATATTAAATGGATGAGCTATTCAAACCAGATAATTTGAAGAAATTTTGGCCAACCAAGAAACAGGAACCAAAAGAAAGGGTTCTCGCCACAATGCGTTTTGTAATTTATTTATCTATAATTCTCTTCATCATCAAACAGGATAAACGTATAATAATTCTCGGAATGGGTATACTTTTTGTTCTTTATATGATGTACTCAAATGGTATGGTTAAAAAGTATTCAGAAACATATCGAAGCGCAGGTGAACCAACTGCAACAGCAGACAATTTTATGGATAATACTTTGATGGCCAATTACCCAATGGGACCCAACACAGGAGTCCCATCAAACTCAGACGAGGAGTGGAAAAAGATACACCCATTTCTTGAGGGGTCTCATTGGTCACAGATGAATTTCTTCAAGATGCCAAACAACAACTTGAATGAGTTTACACGTGGTGCATATGAACCCATGTTTAAACCGACATGCAGGGATGATAACGAGGTGTGTGACCAAACGACGAGACCAGACTGGATACAATCTCGTGGCCCCGCAAGAACAAATAATGGATTATATTAAATGAACGAACAAGAAATTGCAAATAAAGACCTCCTTGGCCGTGTAGAGATTGAAAGCGACATGAGACCTGTAACCACAACAGGCTATCACAAAGGTTGGCAGGCTGAGTCTTTTGACTTTCCAAAGCTGTATGAAGTTTCACCAACCTTTCCCGTTATGTTGTACAATCCGGTGAGTTCATACACACTTGATAGAAATATACGTTTTGCTCAGAGATATGAAAAGTAAAATCTTTGTTCCTATTAATAGATAATGGATCCATGGTCCGTTGCTGCGATTGTAGGATTGGTATTTGCTGGTAACAAACTAAACTCTCAGGAAGATCCCATGGAGACTCGATGGGCGAAACAAACATCAAAGGTATCCACCAACCCCAGGGATCATGATCTTGATTACATGGATCAAAAGAATCAGACACCTGACATTGGACGCAGAATAGGTGATTTCCGTCTTCAGCCTAAAAATGAGGTGCCAAATCTCCAAGACACTGCACCTAATGTCCAGTTTCCGTTTGGTCAACCGGTGTACAATCTTTATGACCGTGAGAACATCTCCAACAAGATGAACAATCTGAATCCAGGAGGTGAACCGATCCACGTGGGTCGTGGTTTAGGTGTGTGCGCTGATGTCCCTGCAACCGGTGGGTTTCAACAATTCTTTCGAGTTCTCCCCAACAATCCAAATGAGGAGAGACTTATTGGTTTAAAGGGGAATACAGGTGGCCCATCCAATCCTGTGGTTAAGAATGGTGGTACGGTCATTGGAGACCTCACTCATTTTCCTAATAAACTCACCACATTCAGAACAGGTGGCCCGAGTGGGGAGGGACAGGGTGGGGTCATTCGAGGTCCGGAGGGTCGTCCCACATTCACATATACCCAACGCCCGACGAAACGTTCAGAGACTGGAAATCAGGTGTTTGAGGGTCCAGCTCAGTATAACGTGTTTCAACCATATGTCGATACCGGAATCAAGACTTTACCAAGAATTACCGATAATCGTTCAAAGGGGGATCGTGCGGGAAATGGTCAAAAGATGAATGTAAGAGGAGATCCACTCAGTGCAGTTGGTGAGGTTACAAATCTTCGCCGAGATTTACCCAGTGATCATCCAGGTGGACCCGGTCCTCTGAATGGTACAGTTCAACAGTATGTGCAGCCAATTTTCAACGATTTGAATGAACTGAAATCAACTCCAAACCCATACACCAAGACGTTGAACATCGGTCAAGAGGCTTTAAAGAATAATCCGTTTAAAATTAATTTAGGTTAATAGTATAAATGACTACTATAACCGGTGTCGATTATATAAAATCATCACCAGCTATGAATTATTCACCAATTCCTCAGAGCCCATCGGTTCCAGCACCCATCACCTCAAACCCGAGCCCTCCTCCATTTGACGAATCTAAAGTACAGGGGTACAATCTTGCCGATCCCAATTCGGTGGAGTACTCTTACTTTTTACCAGATGAGTCTCCTCAGCTGATAAGTTCTCCAATGGCGACTGCTTCAACCATGGCGGCGGTGGCCCCTCCACCACCCATGTCACCCATGGCAGTGGCTGCACCTCCACCCCCGAGACCCATGTCACCATCACCAATGGCGGTGGCCGCCCCTCCACCCCCGAGACCCATGTCACCCTCGATGATGAATCAACAATCCATGTCACCCTCGATGATGAATCAACAACCCATGTCACCCCCGAGACCCATGTCACCCTCGATGATGGCACCTCCCCCGAGAACTGCAGCTCCGATTTCATCACCTTCAATGAATCAGCCCCCATTTGCTCTACCTTCACAGTTTGGAAATACAGTCAGAAATGTTTCAGCAAACTTGTTAAACCCGAGTTCGGTTATATGAAATTAAAGTAGTTTCACTTATTAAATAAGATGTCGGGAGGAATCACACAGCTTGTAGCAGTAGGTGTTCAGGATGCTTATCTATCAGGAACCCCAGAGATATCCTTCTTCAGATCTTCATACAAGAGATACACTCATTACGCTCAGAGTGTTGAACGTCAACTCATCCAGGGAACTCCCACTCAGAATGGCGTCTCTCTCCTCCGTTTCGAGAAGAAGGGTGATCTTCTGACCGATGTCTATCTGACTGCCAATGACCCAAATAACACCGCAAATGTGAATGTCAACTGGAACCAGATTATCTCCAAGATGGAGCTCATGATTGGTGGACAGATTATTGATACCCAGGATATGTCTTACATGTCCAACGTGGATCCAATTGTGAATTCAAAATCCTATAGCCAGCGTTACGTGGCTGCCAACATCAACTCCAGTGTTTTCCTCCCACTCAAGTTTTTCTTCTGCCGAAACTGGCAGGATGCTCTGCCCCTTGTAGCTCTGCAATACCACGATGTGGAGATTCGCATCACGTGGGCAAATCCAAATTCTTGGGATCAGTACATTGCATGGGCCCGTTTCATCTACCTGGATAATGACGAGCGTGAGTGGTTTGCAAAGAACAAGCACGATCTGCTCATCACCCAGGTGACTCGAGTTCCAGTGGCTCCAGTACAAAACTTTGAGTTTGCTCTGGCTCAACCAATCAAGTACATTGCATTCGAGTCCAACAACTACAACACCGTGTACAACTCGTATGCAACCAGCAACAGTGTGAGTCTTCCATTCACCAACTCTATAGATGGTGTACAGGTTGGTATGGTTTCAAATGTTGTAGGATACGTCAGCAACGCATATATTACAGTTCCATATTCTGCAAATGATAGTTTACAGTTTTCTTATGCATCACAAGTGGTACCATCCCCAATCCCAATCGATACAATTGTAACCTTTTCACAGCCAACATTCACCGCCACATGCACGTGGTCCGGATCTGGCCCATATGTCGCAACATTGACTGCGGTGACTCCAGTGACACCAGTGACTCTTGCTCAGCTCAATTCAGCAATTGCGATATCAACTTCCGCAACCACAGGTGGAGTTTCACTTCCAGGATGGACAGCTCTGGTGTACGGTACTGCTTCAGGTATCACATCTCTCCTTGGTCAGGGTATAGTATACAATTACAACGCTGGTGCGGGAACCTTTAACGTATCTTTCAATGGTGGTTCAGCAACCGGCACCGGTGTGGCTGTCACAGTATCTCTGATTCCACCCAATGGGTACGTAGGGTCCATCCAATCTTCTCAGTTTACAACCGGGTCTGCATCAACCACTGCAACTCTCACCATGAATAGCAATGTCATTATGAATTCTACAATGGTTGGATACTCCATCCTGGTTCCATATGGCGCCGGATCAAACAACATCGGTCTTTTAAATGCAACCATATCATCGGTTGAGGTTTACGGACCAGCTTCAAATGTGGTGACTGCCGGTACAACCGTCGTGGGTATATCCTTCCCAAGCACCACCATAACAACTGCACCAACCGGGTCAGCAACCGCAACTTCTGCAACCTATATATCCTTCTTCAATCCTAATTTGAGCACCACTGCAGCAGCCAACGTGGTTCCCCTGAGCAGTGGGTCTGCCACAGCTGCAAACATGCAGTTCAAGATGCAAATCAATGGTAACGATATCGGGGAGTCAAGATCGTTACCACATTGGGTAGACATCAACCAGTATTACCTTACCCCATATGGGTATTACAGTCTGACTGCAGGCACTGGGCTCAATGGCGTGGTTCCGGTGTGCATCATTCCATTCTGTCTGGATACAGCCAAGGTGCAGCCAACCGGCGCCCTCAACTTCAGCAGATTGGATACATTCCGCCTCATCTGTCCATCCGGAACCAACTGGCAGTCTCTCACCAAACTCGGAGCCGGTTCCTATTTCTACGCCGTCAATTACAACATTCTGAGAATCCAAAATGGCATGGGGGCTGTCATGTATTCTTCTTAAATCTACATAGGAGGTGGTCTCATTCCACAAGCACCTGAAGTCATTGCAACATCCGCAACACTCGCCACTTCAACCTCCTGATCGGTTTTTCTCTGAGTGGGTAAGAATTTCGAACCCTTATTCATGAAAAATACAAAAAACAATAGGATAATGCCAACGATTATAATGATATTCTTATTCATCATTTATTGTACCGCAACAAATAAATTCCCCCAATTTATTTGTTGCCCCATAGTAGGGCGATGTCGAGTAGACATAAAGCGATTGCCATACCCATGCACATTATAAACGATGAACCTCATTTCTTGATTGTTCATGATAGGAGATTTAAAGAGTGGACTTTTGTCACCGGTGGGTGTCGAAAAAGAGAAATTTACAACCCTTTGAGATGTGCTTTACGAGAGCTCGAGGAGGAGACTCGGGGAGTTGTAAACATAAAGGCTGGTGCATATTCGTATTACAAATTTGATATTCAAGATGAGGAGGATTCAGAAATGACCAACGTATACCACGTTTACATCTTGGATTTTCCCATGTCTCTGAGAGATCAAGAGAAGATTATAACACGATTCAACATGAACAAGGAAATGATGACATCAAACAAGATTCGATTCAAGAAGCAGTATGATGAGAATGACTTTATAAACTTTGACACCATGAATAGCATTCAGAATCGAAGCGACATCTGGAACATGATTAAGATTTATGTGATTCGTAATGTAAAATTCAAGGATGCCATATACTCAAAGCGCACCATATTCAATTTAAAAAAATGAGCGTCTTCATTAGTAATGGGGACGACCCATATGATATTAACCGGTGGTACGTTGAACATACAAGATTATGACAGTTTTTATGATTATTATTTGAAAAGTACCCAGAGGCTTTTTTTGGTTGAAAAGATTGAAGGTGTTTTTAAATTGTTTTTTGATATCGATTACGTAGGTCCCGAGTTGGATTTTATAAAATTGTTTTTGGAGATTTGTAAGATTGTGAATGCTGGAAAATGTCACATTGCGAGAGCCGATCCCAGGATTACGGAAAAGGGTCTCAAATATGGGTTTCATTTGATTTGGCCTCAATGTGACGTGACAAAGCCCAGGGCTGCACAGATACGACAAAGAGTCCTCAATGAATTTGGTCCCGAATGGTCAAATATAATTGATGGAATCGGATCGGGTCTCAGAATGCTTTGGTCATATAAGGTGGGTGATGGAAGTACGTGTTATGTTCCTTACGGAACAATCACCGAAAAGTTTGAGTTTATCGAGTTTGAAAACCGGGATCCATCGATTGAATTTTTAAAGATGTTTTCCATAAAAAGCAAAGAAACTATAAAAAGTATAGAACCATTCAATTCCACGGACAATTCGTCATTGGAGAATTTCATTCGCATCAACATAAGGGGTCAAGAAAATTTAAAGATAACCGGGTGTAAACCATCTAGAAATAACGTGGATGTGTGTATATTCACAAACTCGAGGTATTGTGCAAACATCAGGAGAGAACACAAATCAAACCATGTTTATTTTATAATCAAGGGGTCTCACATATTTCAAAGATGCACGGATTGTGACTGTTCAAAATATAAAGGTAGAATGTATCTTTTACCTAAAACAATTAAAGAATTATATAGTCTATATCTCAAATGCTAACCACGCGATCTGGTCGTGTCGTGAAGAAACCCGAACGCTTCTCCCCTTCAGAGAATCCGGTTGATGATTATAAGGATGAAGAATACGATTCTGAAGATCCGAATGGTGAAGCTTCAGAATCGGAGAGTGATGAAGGAGAGGATGAGGAGGGTACTGACGATGATTACGAAAGTAGTTTTATAGATGACGAAGAGGATGAAGATGACACCGAGGAGCCTTCAGGGTGAATCTTCTGAAATCGGATACATTTCATATCTGCTTGTAGTCAATTGGGCAGCATCGATTACATCATATGCTTTTTCTATGGGTAGATTAATCTTTCTATCTTCTTCAATCTCCTCTTGAAGAAATCCAGCCCATGCATTTGCTCTTTGAGTACCACCCTTTATATCATTATATAGATCGCTTGCTTTATACGTCATCTTTCTTACTTATCAGGTGTTGATTTTATTATTACACCGGTGTAGTCATACCCATCATTACAATCATATGTGCAATTACAGTTGGAGCATGGCATTTATAATTGGTTCAGATAATTTCTGCACCCTTATATTTTCCAAACTGTTCTTTAAGTTTGAGTGCCCTGAAATTATTTGCAAGACGATTCAACTTTGATGGAGTTCCTCCATGAAGTCTATAATAATTGGCAAACTGTGGTGCATTGGTGTTGTTGAACATCAAACGGGCTCTGGAGTTTATCATATTGTTCTTCTTTTGTTCAGTCTCTTTTTGAAACTGTCTTTCGAGTTCATTTGCAAAGCTCCCGAGACTCGAGCTCATGGGACTCGGACTCTTCTTACTCTTCCCAAGAAGAAGGTTTGTGAGATTTTTCTTGGTAGCCTTTGAACCGTGACCCAGACCCAATTTGCTTGCAAACCCAATCAAATTCGATCTGGTAAATGAGCTGATCTTTTTTACTCTACCACCTCTTCGTATCTGTTCTGTATTTTTGAGAATGCTAAAGTTGGATTGTGGTTTGGGGGGAGACACTCTCATGTTTTGACCATACAATCGTGCACACATCTTTGGCTTGGTGAGACCCGAGTAAGCAATTCCCCGTGTCCTCATAATCTCTCTCAGTTCCTTGACTGTATACCTCATACAATCCTTCCCACCGAGTATAACCTTTGATTGATTCTTGAGAACCGCTTTTGGTCCCTTTGGACTATTCGGCACACTCGGTGACTTGTTAATCTCAAATATCATTCGAACCTTATTCGGAATTCTGACACCAGCCTCTTTGTATGATTTTAGTACCGTCTTTTTTGCCGCCTTTACTCCCTTTGGAATCTTGTAAAATTTAGGGAGACCACCAGGTCCTGGTTTTATATAGTACCCTGGTTTGATTGCATTCCAATTTAAAAGATTTTTGGCATTCTTTTTTGGTGGTGAATACTTGGTTTCTTTAATAACCGGTGAATTGGGTTTGGGTGATGCCCCCATTTTGGCAATCATCATATTTGCTATGTTCATCATGGTTGCACCTTCTGGAATCACATTCTTTGGAGCTTTCTGTACACCAGGTGAAAGACCAAGGGCGCGTCTGGTTGCAGCTGGTATCGGAACTCCTGCATTTGCATACGCCTTTCTCAATTTGGAAATGACGAGTCTGGGATTTGCAGGGAGTTTGTATCTTCTTGGTTTTCGATTTGGACCTGGTTTCACATAGTACCCTTCAGTGTTGTTTTCCCAATTCACAACCGGATATCTTTCATTTCTCATATGTTCTCTCTTCCCTTTGAGATTCTTTCTTGCAGGAAGTTGATGTTCGATGCTTCCGCCTATAAAAAATTTAGAAACCACATCGTGGACCCTCGATTTTATATCAGTCATATCCTTCCCAGATGCGATGATGACACCATTTGTAAAAATCTTTAAACTCACCAATGGATCCCTCAATTTTAAACTCAATGCTGGAAATTTTTCAGGAATATACGTTGCATCACTTTTATACGCCATTTCGATTCCAACCAAATTTATTTTTCTATGAAATTGCCACGTCATTGTTGTGTTGGTAATTTCATAATCCACCCCACGAAGGTTCATCAGGGACCCAACCACCTTTGCAATCTCTTCATACTTTCTCTTACCTGAAATAATCACAGTGGTTCCAGTCTTTGTTTCGTACACAACTGCTTGAGACCCATTTTTAAACTTGATTCTGATACGCTTCAATTTGACGCTTTGATTTCCAGTAACCTCTTTGTGATTTGCTTGAACTACAGGGTATCCCTTTACCGCTCCAGTGTATCCCACGAGTGTATCAATCGCAGGATTGGTTACAATTTTCATAAAGTCATTGAGATCCAGATGTACAGATGAGACCCCCTTTGCTGTCTGTAGAGTCAACTCGGGACTTGACATTATTAATTTCTTGCAACATTATAAATGATGATGAACTCTGATGAAGCCAAAAAACCAATCGATAAGCTCCGTGTGGGTGCATTCATAATAGCCGTGTGTGCATTTGCCTTTCAGGTGCTGGTTCTCTTCCCATGGCACCTTGAAATTTCCAATCAGATGAAAGCACTTGCAAGCGCATGCAGACGTTGAAAATAAATATTTACAAATCTTATAATGTTCAACCTCGCTTGTCTTTGCTGCACGGAAATTCTAGGAAACTGTAACATCAAGTCGTTTGCTGAAAATCAAAAGACGAAACATTTGCTCATAGGAATTTTCGCATACATTGCGATGATTTACTTTCTCATACGGATATTCAAATCTAACAAGAGCATGTTACATGTGAATGTCATGTGGCAAATGTCGGTTGTGATTTTGGGAACCCTGATTGCTTATTTTTTCATGGGTGATCGCTTCAAACATCCTATGCAAATGCTCGGAATACTCTTTGCAATTCTCTCAGTGTACTTTATAAATTACTCGTAATTATTGTTATTGTGACTGGTATTTCTATACTTTCTGAAACGTGCCTTGAAACGCTCAACGTTCCCCTGTGAGCTTCGGTTCAAATGTCTCACACGTCTTGCGTACCGGTTTGCTCTTTCTAGGAGATCCTCGAGTTGCCTCTGTTTTTGTTTGATTACTTTTTGTATCATTTTAAATCTTGGTTCCAAAAGTTCAAGCTGATGTTTATCGTTATCTATAGACTTTACAAACCGGCGCGCCTTTGTGAGTAAACCATCCACAATTCTCTCCGTCTGAATCACACGTGGATCGGGAGCTCGTCTTCTATTACCATTATTAAAAGAGTTCATTTATAATACTTAAAGAAATAAAACGAGTATATATTGGTCCCATAGCGTAATTGGATAACGCGTCAGCCTTCTAGAAAGTCAGGAAGCCAGCTGAAGATTCCGGGTTCGAGCCCCGGTGGGGTCAGACCGACTCACCAGTCCAAACACTACGTGTTTGTCATCATCTCATCCTCTCCAACATGTGCAAAAGTCTAACCTGAGCCTTTGCTTTTGCAAGTGTTGTGTGACGCGCTTTAACAGCTCCAGACTTTTTTTTCACAGTGTAGTATCCATTTTTGAGTTTTGTGATTACGTACGGCATTTTAAGATTTGAAAATATAAAAAAGAAATGAATTCCTGTCTCCAAAAATCCGATCTTCATAATATCGCTAAATATAATGAAGATGAACATGAGGTGGAGTTTAACGAAAGTTGTTTTGATATGATTACAAATTGCTGTAATTTTACGTTGTGGAAGATACGAAAGTATGGAGATACATACACAGCTAGGGTTTATTAGTCTACTTATAAAATGCTAAATAATAGTTTTGGTCCATATTTGGAGATGCGTTAGATATCGAATCATCGTCACACATGTGCCAGTTACCAACAACTTTGTTATTGCCAACAACTTCGTTGTTGTCTTCGCCCCGAACAAAGGCTATATAATGTCCGTGACACCATGGTATCAGTGCAAATAATTTCTTACCAAACATATTCTCTGAAACTTTATTCTTCAAATCACTCACTACCAAAATTTTAGGAACAGTTGTTAGATGTGTCTCTTGAATCGCCACCTTGTGAACCTTTCCCGTGTCATCCTTGTAATCACTCAAAATAAGCTGATCATTGTTCAAGAAAATGGAGCATGGATATTCGGTGACTGAAGTTCCATCTGGGTACGTGATGGTCTGAGTAACTTTACCAATGAAATCGGTTAAGTTTAAAACATCCATCAAGAGCAAGAGAGCCTCTTGACAGTCGTTTGGTAAACCTTGCCAAGATGGAAACTTTTTAAGAAATTCGGAAAGGAAAGGTCTAGGATCTGAGTTTTCCTTTTTCATAAAATTTAAAAATTCTTTTTGAAGTGGAGTGTCCTTCTTCTCAATATTTGAGAAATCACTTGATGCTTTTAAACATTGCATGAGAGCATTGAACCAACACGTCGCTCCATAATTTTGGAGACCCCTTGGGGCCGAGTTGTTCAACTCACTCGAGTTGTTCATTTACTAGAATAAAGAATTTATTGTCTAAGTAAACACGTGATGGTTGACAATCGTGATGATGTTCTTCGTTTCATAAGGCAGCACAAGAGTAAAAATTATGTGGAGATTGAATTTCGTCTTGGGAGAAAGGGGGCTTCTTCATTTGATACCAATGTCGGTTTCGATGCACACCAAAAAGCTCTCAAGGCTCTTAGAGGATACCAAGGATGGGAAAGTATCATAGAAAAGAATGAACAAATTTATTATGGGGCTCGAAAGGGTCTCCGCATAATATATGACGAGGTTGCTGACATTCAAACATGTGTGACGAAGCATCAATCTGGTGTTTTGGATAAAACCATCGAAAATTCACCCTTTGATGTGAGGATAGCGGCAAGTATTGAAATTCCAAGTACATATGACAATGAGAAGGATCGGTTTCCAACTGTCAAAAATAGGAGGAGAATTTCATTTGTGAGAAAGGGTCTATCAATTGACGTCTCTGAGATTACGACGAATGGTCAACAAGAAGATCGGGATGAGGAATCCAAGACTCAATTCCAAATCGAATTTGAAATTTTAAACGTAAAGGACCTGGATGATAATAAGGCCAGTAACCATTATCAAAAGGTGTTTGATTTAATTAAATGTTTCTCTCCAGAACGGGATTGAACCGTCGACATTCAGGTTAACAGCCTGACGCTCTAACCAACTGAGCTACTGGAGAAATTATTATATGCTTTATTTCTTTAATACTTAAAACTTCAAAGGTTCCATCCCTTTGGCTTGTAACGTTATGAATATAAAGATGGCCAAGATGGATGTCAATGTCAACTCGATCCTGATCCGAGTGTGTTCAATTTCGTATTTATTGGTGTTGTACGTCCCAACAAAACGGATACCTCTATCAACTATGAGGAATATGAGAGCGCTCAAAACAATGTGAAAAATTGTCTTGTTCTTCATTTATACCTCCGGAGATAATATTTTCACATCGGGGTTTGGGCTAAAGATACACGCCTCCACCTCAGGTGTCATCTCCTTTCTTTCATCTCTTCGAAACTTGGCAAACGTCCCATGCTCGTCACACAGAGTCTTGATTCCACCTTTGACCATGTAATTATAGGGTCCATCTGAAGCGCTCTTTATCTTTACGGAATCGGATCCGAGATCGTGATATACTTTTCGAGCGCAGAGATACACAACGAGGTAATTTATGTTGTATGCAATTGCATCCTGATTGGTTCCAGATTTCTTGATGTAATCGTCAACCGATTCGTATTGATCGATTCCCCTAAACTCCTCGTTCCATTTGGTCACGTATGGATTTGAGGGAACGGCGGCGATGAACCAAGATTCGATTGTTGGATCCACTGAGAGTTCTTTTATAGAAAACACAATCGCATCCGAGTTTTCATTCTGAACCCAATCGAAAGAGTTGAAGCAAACAATCGATGCATCCAACCATATTCCACCAAACTTTGAAACGACCGAGAGTCTCACCAGATCGGATAATCTTTGAGGGCTATCATTGAATTTCCATTTGATCATCTTGTTCGCCTCCTCCTCCCCGACATAGTTTTTCAAAGTGCTCGTTGTCATGAAATTTATAGCATAATCGGGGTTGTATTTTTTCCACGTGTCTACACACTTTTGTATAAACTCTGGAATTTCATCCTGGTCCCAGAATGACCAGATGATCTTTGGTATCCTTGGTTGTTCGAATGTGCTCCTTGAATTTGATTGAAGATACAAGAAGAAGAGAACCACCACAAGTGCAAATGCAAATATGAGTTTCATTTATATATATAAACAATAAATTATTTGTGTATATAAATGTACCAAACCCTGATTAAGAAAAATTTTCCACATGTGGTGATTGTCACCGACTTGAATGGATCTACAGAGGATCTCGATCCGGTGACAGAATTTTCAGATTCGGATATACAAGATGTGATTCTTGGTATGAAAGAACTTCATAGTGCCGATATAAGTGTTTTGGATATAAAGGTGGGACGTGGGGCAGAGGGTCAAGTGAAGATTCGAGATCCAACCACCTTTGGGTTTGGTGACACGAAACCAATCCACACGAGGTATAATTTACCCGAAACATCCATAGTAAAATTTAAAAGTGACTTGTGGTGTCTTGGATGTTTGATTTACGGAAAGAA